TAGTTCGTTGCCTACTGGAGCAGAAGAGAATAGTGACTGATAAGTCCAAGAAGAAACGACAGTTCCGTCTGAATCAGTAACTTCCCAAGCTGTATCATCACACACATCTACTACGATGCTGTTGCCTAATACGCCTGGATATTTTGCAGTGAATGGTGCCGCTGATGCAGCTGCAGAACCTGATTTAGCAGCGCGTACAACGAATGCGCTTGAAGAATATTTTAGGAAATGCGCGACAGACAAGAAGTCGCCTGCGTATGCTTCTCCTGCGAGAGGAGACCCGAAAGTTGACGCCAGTTCAGATTCAGTGCCGACTAGAACTGGTGTGTTTACAGGGCCCCAGTTAAAATCACCAACGAAAGCGCCTGTGGTGGATGTGACCGATGGGACAACCCCAGTTAGATCAATCTCACGAACAGTTACTGCTGGTGACTCAGAAAATTTAAGAGCCATAATAGTTTCCTTTTGTTAAGGTATAATAAGTTGTCATAATACGGTAAAGTTATTTCAATGTATCTATTTATAATAACCGATATTTTACCAATCTTCGGGGTCATACTTCGCCCAACCCATGCTATATGGGTCGTATGGTTCTGGTGGCGGCACGTAATGATTCCCGTCGTCTATGATACCAAATGGCGGAACATCGTCCTCAATCTCTTTCATTCGGTGGTCAAATAACATGCGTTTAATGTCAACCTCTGTGACATCTCCCCAAGCCTGTGTTCCTACAAAGTAACCGAACATCACCAGATTCATCATCAAGTCGTCGTGATTACCATCGCTTGCTTCAAATGACTGACCCTTGGATACGAACGTGGAGATCTCCATGATAGTATTTTCGTCCACGATTTCTAATTTACCACCTTCGATTATATCTTTAATTGCCGAGCACCCGATCCGTTTTACTTTGCGGTCCATGCGGATGCCAATAGCGTCTGCTTTAACCGCAGACTCAAGGTGAATGTTCTCGTACTCTAGGTCTTGGTATAGACCCACGCACACGACCATTCCTTGGTCATTGTTCTCGATGACCGTGTATGCCTCGTTATACAATGTCGCATACTTGTAAATGATGTTAGGAAAAAGTATTGGAGATATCTTATTGTTACGATACACACAGACTTGTTTGAATGGTTGCTGCGTAACATCAATGATATTAAATGTAGAATAATCTTGCCCGCGCCCTTGACAAACATCAACCGTCATAATATATTGATGATTCTCTTTAGTTTCTTCATAGACTAGAAGATCTCCACCCTCTAGCCTTCTAAGTGGTTCACGCGCACGTAGATCTAAAAGCACCTGACCTTCAATAAGCGTATTGCCGGTACCGAAAAATGTGTTTCCAAATTCTTGATCGAACTGTAGACTAGAAGTGTTTGCGATGGTCTGTTCTTTCCACTTCTCATCACGGCCAGGAACGTCCCACCAATCCACACGGAACGGTTTGTATTCGTTAACTCCCTGTACTGCACCCTCCCAAATCTTGTGATAGGTATTACCGATACCGTTCGCGGTTGATGTGATGATGACCTTAGTGTCCTTACCCGATGAGATTACCGGATAGGTTGAGGTGTAGAACTCTGCCGCGTTTTCGACAAACGCAAACTCATCTAGGAATAGTAGGTTTACTGACATACCACGAATGGACGATCCGGATGTCGCCGCAGCGATGATGCGAGAGTTGTTGGAGAATTCTAGCGATCCCTTGTTCAGCGCCTTACAGCCGGGTTGTAGGAAGAACGGCAGGTTCTCCAACATGAGTGTGACCCGTGCCAACATTTCACGTGCAGTCATACCCTTGTTTGCGAGAATCGCGATAGTCTTCTCTGGGTGAAAGAGCGCGTACCACAACAGATACCCGACCGAACTAATTGACTTACCAGACTGACGACAGGCCAATACGATGTTAAATCGGTGGTCGTTAAAGTGTTTAAACATCTCCTCCTGATACGGATAGAGTTTGAACGGCACCAGACCTTTATCAAGATGCACGACTTTCACATACTTGCGACAGAAGTATGCGGGGTCTTTCATGCATTTCTTATACTCGCGCAGTTTCTTGGCGTCCCACTCTTCTGCGACACCATCTTTCTTAACTAACGGATTACCTAGATAGGAATTCTTTGTATAACTACTCATCTTCGTCTTGGTCTATGACTTTCTCATCACCCATCAGCATACGCTGCAATTCTGTAGTAGACCCGACAAATAGATTATTATTAGTAGTTGTTTCGGCAGGTTTGTCTTCTTTTTGAAGATCTTTCTGTTTCTTGTTGAGATCCATCAACTTGTCGTTGACATCTGCGATCCCTTTAATCATATTTGATAATACTTCGAACGCACGTGGATGTTCTGATTCACGCGCAACCTCAATCATCAAATCAAGTGATTCACGACCCTTTTCGATTAGGTCGTAATAAGTGTCACGAGAATATTCGTAGTCTTGTTCGTGTACGAAATTCTTTTTCTGTTCCTCATCAAAGAGGCCTGGTGGTTTGCGACGATCTGGCATCATGTGTCACTCGTGAAATCATTATCATTTATCAAAACTGAAAATCCATAATCACTATCCGGACTTACATCAATTGGATTTGGAGTCACCTGAACATTTTCAACAAAACTTGTTCTATCATCATTATCTATAAGATTTAGATTGGTGTTTACTTCACGAACAATCGGAGCATCATTCTCTGGCCCGTAGAAGTTCACACGCATATCAAATGTCATATTGTATATAATAGTGCGACGTTGTTCTACTGGACCCTCAAAGTCATCTTGGAAGTCAATACTTGTTAATGAGATAGGAATATCTTCTTTGATGTCCGGTTGATCAGAAAAAGGTTTAACTGATAATGTATACTGTGGAGCAAAGTAAGGTAGTATTTGTTCTACCACCTGAAGCGCATCATCTTGAGATCGTGCGTAAACACTTAACTGAAATGACAGCGTATATGGTACCCCGACATAATATTTGTCTGCCCGTTGATCACCATCTGCAATGGTAAAATAATTGAGTTTAGGTAGCTGTCTCTGTGCGTCATATGCAATAGACACAATCTCAAACGACATTCGTGGGAGCTTTAACGCAACCCTACGTTCCGCACTCTCGCCCTGTGACATCTCTTCTAATCGTTCAATAAACGATCTTGCTGGAGCATACGATAGAGGAACTTTTACCTGCGATAATACTTTGCCCGCAGAGTTTGTTCTTAAAATATTGATGTTATCGAACATAGATCCGAACAAGGCCACGCAAGACCTTACTCGTTTATGGTAAAAGTGTCCGCCCATCATTAGACTATATCTCCAAACGGATTAGATTCTGAGAAATCAAGGAAGTCATTTGCCCAATCATCAAACACCTCTTTTTGAGACAAACGATCAATCTCGTTGATGCCTTCTTCTTCTGACACTGGTGTCATAGATGCATTTTCACCAATGACGGGTCTGTCTGTTGCCCACTCGTGATATTTACCGTCAGTTGCGCCTGTGTGCGCAATCTTTAACATACGCGTATCACTATTCCATGTGGTGACCTCACCTTCAAGTCGGAAGTCATCAAACTGTTGATAAACATTTTCTCCTGCCAAGTAATAGGATTCATCTCCCTCAACTTTGCCTGGCATCTGAAGTTCGTATTGGAACGCGCCTTCAGCCTCAATGTTGTCAATACTGGGAATGCCCGTATCAAAGTCTTCGTCAGAGAACTCAAACAATTCACATTGCATACGGAAAAGAGGTAGTTGTGACAGTTGATAGAACGGAGACTCTGTGTAGACTCTCTTTACTTCAAACAAAGATTCCGATAAAGGCAGATAGATCACATCACCTTCGCGAGGACGGAACTGCGCCTCAGAAAGACGATCACCAATCAATTGTCTCCATCGGCGACGAGCAATGACAAAGGTGGCTTGGTCACGCAATTCAATACCAAACTTAGTAAATAGGTCACCTTCTCCCTCAAAACCCTCTGTGTTCTCAATATAAACTTCCACCTTATATGCGTCAGAGAACTGAGATTGAATGCTGTCCAAAAAGATGTCTTCTCTCTCAACCACTTCACGCGGGAGATAGTAGACATCCTGACCGTAGAACTGAATGGCCTCAATGAGAATGTCCTCATAGAGACTTTGTTCTTGTCTGTTTTTTAAGCTGATATATGGATTAGTGGCCATATCTTACCCCATGAAGAACATTGGACCTTCGTCTTCGTCCGTACGAAAACGCTCGATAATTCTCTCAATGTCTGCAAGTGCGTCTTCGTAGATAAGACGTGCGTTGACAGTAACACCGCCAGGCAGTGCCATGCCGTCGAATTTAATTAGGTTGAGACCCCACTGACGCTTGATCAATGCAGTCGCATATTCTTTTAGAAAACGATGATTCCACAGAGAGTTATATTCCGAAACAGAGTTGTCTGGATCGCGAATAGTATAGACCTCAAATATAATATAGTCGTTAAGTTCTAGTTTCGTTTTAGAAACATGTAGATTAACACGATTATATTGACGATCAAATGTGATCTGTGGTATACCACCAAGTTTCATATCTAGCAGAGACAACTGTTGTTGCATCTGTTCATAGTGGGCAAGGTCGCCCAAGATTCCGCCATTACGAGTAAAGTCGGAAATAGTGTAGGCCATAACCTGCCATGCGTCACTGAACCAACCTGAGTGCGCAGAACTAAAAGACACTGGCACCATGCGAACGACTGCAGATAGATCTAGGTCATCCGGTAAATCTACGGTCTGTGTGTCGATGTCCTGTTGCGTTAGTTGATGCTTTAGATAATATCTTTTAGAACCATCGGGGTGGTTTTCACGAAACCACTGCAGTGCCTCATCGATACGATCATCTAACTGTTCTTCGTCAATGTTTACTTCCACTACTGGGTGTCCCAGTGCTCGTAGACAATAGTCGATTAGATCTTCTCTGGTTGTAGAATACATGTCAGTTTCCGAAATTGTTATACCCTTCTATTTATACATTTTTTAAAACAAAAAAAAGGGAGTCCGAAGACTCCCTTGTTAAACACTAAAGTGTGATTAGTTGACTAGGTTACCAGCAGCGTCATAGACGTTGATACGGTAGTATGAAGGTGCCTGTCCGTCCAGTGCGTTCGCGTCATGCGCTTCCGCAACTGTTAGAGATGTTGCAGCTTCTGCCTCATCAATCGCAATCTCACCAGTTGTTGAGTTGTAATCGATGCATAGACCACCTGTTAAACAATCCTTAGTACGCTGTTCTGTCCAGTACTTGTTGATTGATCCTTCTGATAGATTATCAGTTGTCCAACCTTCAATTGTACCAACACTTGATTCTAGTGCAGTGATGCGTGAACCGTTGCTGTTGATCAGACCTGTCAATGTTCCATCTACTGACTGGAATTCTGCGACGATCTCTGCAAGAGAGTTCAACGCAGTCGCGTCAGTGTTAGATAGGATATTGTCGATCTGAGTCTGTAGACTTGCGTCTGCAGTAGCACGAGCAGATGCTTCGTCAGAGATGTCAGTTGACAGTGCACTTTCTGCAGCAGTTGCACGGGCAACTTCAGCAGCTAGTGAATCAGTTAGATCTGAATCACCCGCCTCACGGTTAGCGATTTCTTGATTCAACTGGAACTGTAGTGAACTCTTAGAGTTCGATTCAACTGTACTCAATGCATCAATCTGTGATTGTAGACTTGCGTCTGCAGAATCACGATCAGATTCAGATGCAGCAATCGCGGCAGAACGTGCGTTCTGTTCTGCAACAATCGCAGCCGCACGAGCGGTTGCTTCAGCAGTGATTGCATCAGCGTTCGCCTGTACTGCAGCAACACGTGCCGCTGTCTCAGCAGAGATAGCGTTTGCATTAGATGTTGTTGCTAGTTCAGTTGCATCCATCTCACCTTCTAGAGTCGAAACACGTGCAGTCAATGCACTTGCGTCACCACCCAAGTTGGAGATCAGTGTCTGTAGATCAGAGTCAGCATCTTCGAATGCAGCGACAACTTCAACCAACTGGTTCAGAGTCTCTGGAGATCCGTTAGTGATCGCAGTGACTGCAGCATCTACTGCGTCGATGTTCGCCTGAAGTGTATTGTCAGCAGATGTTCTTGCCAACTCTTCAGCATCGATTGCAGATTGTAGTACCGCGTCAGCAGCAACACGTGCGTTCTCTTCAGCGGTGACCGCAGATTGTAGTGACTGATCAGATGCAAGACGCGCAGACTGTTCTGAGTCTAGTAGAGACTGTAGAACACCTTCAGCAGCAGTTGCACGGGCAACTTCTACGTCTAGTCCAGACTGTAGCGATGCATCACCAGCGGCACGTAGTGCAGCTTCAGCAGCGATGTCTGAGTCTAGTTCGTCCTTCATTGACTGATCTGCAGCAGATCGTGCCGCAATCTCTGAAGTGATCTGAGATTGTAGACTTGATTCAACACCAGTTGCACGAGTTTCCTCTGCGTCGATTGCACTTTGTAGTACACCTTCAGCAGCTAGGGCACGTGTCTCTTCTGCAACGATCGCAGCAGCATTCGCTGTGTGTGATCCTGCGTTAGATGAGATTAGTGTTTGTAGATCAGAGTCTGCGTTCTCAAATGCAGCGACAACCTCTACGATTGTATCTAGTGACTCCGAAGAACCATTTAGAATCGCATCAACACGTCCACTTACTGTGTCGATGTTAGACTGTAGAGTTGTATCAGCAGCAGTACGGGCTGTTGCTTCATCAACAACTGCCTGTGCATTAACACCTTCTGCCGCAGTTGCACGAGCAACCTCAGCGTCGATCGCAGACTGTAGGTCTGAATCAGCGTCAGCACGAGCACTTGCTTCTGCAGCTTCTGCCGCTAGAGCGCGTGTCTCTTCTGCCGAGATGTCAGATGCAAGTGCCGCTTCCGCAGATGTCGCACGAGAGATCTCGTTAGTCAAGTTAGTTGTCAACACACCTTCTGCAG